CTCTCCCATCGTCTGATGGAAGGTATCCTGTCTGGGCTCGTCGCCGCGAAGGTCATCCGTACAACGGATAAGTGCTTCGCGCGACGATCCCTGGGGTTGGATCCGCTTACCGAGTGGTCTGTTCGTGGTGTCCAACACCGCACAGATCACTGGAAAGCGGAAAGGGGAAGTCCGATGGGCACGCCTCTGTCCTTTGTTATTCTCTCGTGGGCCAGCTCGTGGTTCGCGTCCACGTTCAGACGGGGTCGTCACCATGGTGATGACGCCGTCTGCCGTGGACCGTTGTCTCGGCTGGATGAGCTTGACTTCCGCGTCCTGGACGGGGGAGCCAAGCTCAACCTTACTAAGACCTTCACGTCCCGGTCCGGATGGACCATGTGTGAAGTCGCGAGCTGGCCCCGAAAGAACAATACGGATGTCTTCATCGCTCCTCCTGTCCCTCCACCTGGGTGTTCGCAACCTCTCGTTGCGGAGACTCGGTGTGGTCGGCGCTACCTCAAGCGCCAGGAGCGAGTGATGAAGACCCTCTTCCGGTTCCGCAGTCCCCGTCTCAACCTTCCGGTTGAGTTCGGGGGCTACGGTTATACCGGTCGAGGCCTTGCTGTGTCCGTCTCCATCCGCAAGCGGCTTGGAGCGCTGGTCTCTCGAGGGCTCAACCCCTCGGAGGCGCAGCTTTGGCACGGCAAGGCTCCGTGGACAGACGCGGGCCTCTACCCTCGGCCCCTGGTTCCTACGTTGGCTCGGCCAAGCTTGTTCTACAAGCTTGGGCGACACCTGCCGTCCGTCAATGATTGCATTGATGGTGAGACAGGTAAACCACGTCTTTTGAAGGACCTCGTTGCGCTCCTTTCGGAGCAGCACGACGAGCTTTACGCTCGTTGTGCCACGCGCGAGGCCCCTCGGAAGAGAACCGCTAAGGCCAAGGGTAGACCAGAATGGACCAAGCGTCAGACCATTTTCAAGTCGGGGTGTGCCCAATCCGTCCGTCCTCTTTCGAGGGCGCACGGGTTGAGATCTCTTCAGCGTCTCGCTGAGGAGGTTGCCTCCCGACCTGTCATGGTCCGACCCGACATAGCCGCGATGATTCGTGGTAGAACCACCGCCCCTTAGAAGCGCTAGC